ACCGAGCGGTACCGGGAACCGGGAGCCCGCTCGGTACCGTTGCTGGCCAGGCGCTGCCCGGCCACGCCGCGGATGGTGGTCCCTTCGGTGGTCACCGCGAGCTGCCTTCCGTACACCTCGACGGTGCTGAGGCTGGCCTGTCCTGTGCCGCCGATGAGCGAGGCCCGCTCCGCGTCAGTGATCCGGGCGCCGGCGATCGACAGGCCCGACGCGCCCCGGCGGGCGTTCACGACCTGGGCGAGATCAGCTCCATCTCGGATCGCCTGTGCACCGGCCTTGGTGAGGATCCGATCCTGCTCAGAGATGCCCAGGGACTGGACGTAGGCGGATGGGTCGGTCCGGAGGTCGCCGGCGACGTCCTCACGAGACGGGACGTGCCGGCAGTCGCACTTTGGATGCCGAGCGAATCCCTGGTTCCAGCGGAACCACTTGCCGGCCAGGACGATGCACCGGCTGCAGCTGGGCGGGTTCAGCAGTCGGACGTACCCGACCCGGGATCGGACAGCGACGCCGACACCCACAGCTGTTCGACCGGTGTCCTGCAGGACCGTCGTGGTGATGAGCTGCAGGCGCATCAGGCCCTGGGCGAGGGCGGAGGTGGGTGGGTCGCCCTGGCCGATGCGGTCGAGCGCGCGGATCCGGCCCTCCTCGAGGAGGGATCCGAGGTCTCGTCCATCCGGTGCGATGCCGGCGAGCATCGCGGGCTGGACCGTTCCGGCGGGATCGTTCGGTAGACCCTGCTCCGTGAGCACGGACCGCAGGTACGGTTCGGCGGCGGCGGCCGCCGCGAGCTGGCCGGACGTGACCGCGGCGAGGACGGTCTTCGCGACCGCGTCCCAGGAGCCGGTGATATCGGAGGCGACGACCGAGCGCCACTTCCGGTCCACCATCGCTCTCGTCCGCAGGGCGATCTGCCCTTGGGACGCTGCGTACTCCTCAGCCGCCTGCAGGAGCATTCTGCGGCTGACCGTTCGGAGGACCATTGAGGAGGTGCTCGGTCAGCGGGTCCCTCTGTTCGGCATCGAGCATGGCCCGCAGCTCCGCCCGGCGGGTCGCACTGACCCCCATGTCTTCCCACCCGGCCTCGGTCGGGTAGCGGCCTGTCGACCAGAGCTTGACCACGGCGTCGGTCTGTTGGGCCTTGGTGGGGGTTGCCGGGTCGCGCCAGCGGGTCTCCATGCGGGCCAGGTCCATATTCCAGTCGCCGTCCTGGATGCGTCTTGCGATCCGCATCCAGAGCTCATGAGACTCGCTGAGCCCGGACGCGTAGCGCTCGACGCGCTTGATGAGCCGGGACTCATCTGCGCGGATGCCGTCCGCCGATGGGGGGTTCGCGGTGTTTTCGCCCATGTACCGCAGCGGTAGGCCGTAGAGGCCTGCGATGAGCCGGCCGTAGAGAGTCATGACCGTGTCGAAGTTCCGCAGGTCAGCGGCAGAGAACTGGCCGGCGGAGGCGTCCTTGTTGGGATGTGACCAGACGGATCCGAGGTAGGTCTCCCATGCCGGGATCGGCTTGCCGTTCTGGTCGGCGAACTCGCCCTTGCTGACCCCGAAGACCCACCGCTGAGGCGCGGCGAGGATCTCGGTGGCGAGCTGGAGGTTGGTAAGTGTTCGGGCCGCGGCGTCAGTGAGCTGGATCGCCAGGGCCATCTCCGAGCGTCCTCGGTGGCGGTTGGTCCTCGGCTGGTTGATGAGCGGCACGACCGGGGTTACGCCGAGGCCGTGGTCGTCTCGGTCAGCCTCGTTCCACTGGCCCGACACCCGCTCCAGCCAGATCGTCGAGGTCGGCAGGTAGAGCGTGGCCAGGTCTTCCCTGCGCCGGACCAGGGTCTCGCGGGTGGAGTATCTCCGCAGTGCGGACGAGACCATACGTGCCCGCGGGTCCCACTCGTGGATCATCTCCTCGGGGGACTCGACGGTGACCAGCGGGATTGTCGGATCCACCAGCGGCGATGTTCCGACCGGTCCGATCCCACGTGTCCCGACGGCCACATATGACCGACCGAAGATGAGGCTCTCCAGGTGGCCGATCGGTACTTCGAGGCCGAGCCGGTTCGCCTGCCAGATCTTCCAGCAAGCGTCATCGTCCTCGGGCGAGCCGGGGAGCCGGAACCCTTCGACGTCAAGCCGGTGGTCGACCGCCTCGACGACGGTGGCAGGCCAGCCAACGATGGTTTCCAGCTGCTCCAACTCGGGCGGGATGGACAGACCAAGCATGGTCAGGCGCTGGCGGCCCTCGAAGTAGGCGTCGAGCCGCTTCAGATGGGGCCTCTGCTGCTGGTGGAGGGAGGAGAGCCTGCGGACGATGTCCGCCTCGTCGGCCGAGAGGGCCATCGGTCACCTGCCCTTCGTCAGCGCCACACGGTCAGCGAGCCCTGGCTCTCTCCAGGCCTGCGCAGCCATCCGTCCAGGCCGGTCACGGCCGCCTGGATGCCGTCGATCCGCTTGCTTGACTTCCGGCGGTCAGGTTTGACCGGCCTGATGTTGTCCAAGCCGTCGTTCTTGATCTCCACTGCTGCGGCGTGCCATCGCAGCACCGGGTGTCCGCCGTGTCGCAGCGCCCGGGAGGTGACCAGCCGCTCCAGCTCCTTGCAGGCGGGCGAGAGCCCGAGGAAGGTCTGAGCGACGGGGGCGAGCTCGACGGCTCCGGCGAGGTCCGAGTTGAGCTCCTGGGTCAATTGGCCAGCGAACATCCGATCGAAGGAGATCCGCTGCATGTCCAGGTGCCGGCAGTCTCCCAGCACTGCCGAGCGGACCGACGCATAGTCCACGGCATCGCCCTCGGTAAGGGTGATCCAACCGCGATCGGCCCAGGTCCGAAGCGGAACCTGCAGCTTCGCCTCGAGCAAGTCGGTGCGCTCCTCGGGGAGCCAGAACCGCACCAATAGCTCCAGCTCGGCGCCCGGTCGGATCGGCTCAACCCATACTGCCCACGCGGTGAGGTCGCTCACCGCGGACAGGTCCAGGCCTCCCCACGCCCGGCGTCCGCGCAGAGCTGCCCGGATCACTGGCGTTGCGCACTCGTCCCACCGGCTGATGTCTAGCCACCTGGTCTGCTCGCGCGTGCGCCGGTTCAGGGCTAGGCGCAGGAAGGTGGGCAGGTAGGTGGGACTGGCCTGCGCCTTGAGGGCCTCCCGGCGCATGTACGCCAGCGTCGGTGACTTGCCCGCCGCGAGGCCCGGGTTGACGCGACGCCAGGTCTTCTCCGCGAACGGGTCTTCGGTCTCCAGCGCCGCCCAGATGACGCCGTAGTGCGCGGTGTCGTGCGTGATGCCAAGCGCGCAGTTGCGGGTGAGGGTGTGACGCTCGTCGTAGATGGTGCCGTCTTCTGCCTCATCTGCCGTGGTGATGAGGAGGACGAGCGGCTGATCGCGCGCGCCGGTCCCGGTCTCGATCGCCTCGACGAGCGCGCGCCGGAGCCGCAGGGTGTGTACCTCGTCGATCACGGCACCCGACACGTTGAGGCCGTGGGCTGTTTCTGCCACCCGGCTCAGGACTCGCAGGATCCCGCCGGTCTTGGGGACTCGGACGACGTCCTTGAGTGGTTCGATCCGGCGGCGCGCCTGCGGCGCGGTCAGGAGCATCCGCTTCGCGTCTTCGAAGACCCGGCCGGCCTGAAGGGTGGAGCCGGCCGCGTTGTAGACCTCGGCTCCAGCTTCACCATCGGCCAAGAGCAGCACCGCAGAAATGCCCGATGCGATAGAACTCTTCCCGTTCTTCCTCGGCACCTCAACCCAGGCAGAGCGGATGACCCGCACGACCCGGTCGATCTCCGGGTCATGCCACACCCAGCCGAAGATCGGCGCCAGGATCCAGACGACCTGCCAGGGATCGAGCCCCTCGCCGAGCCGTATGCGGACCCCGGCCCAGCGTCCCTTCGTGTGCCGGAACGCGCCGAGCGCTGCCAGGGCCTTCTTGGCTCGGTCGACGTCCCACCAGGCGCCGGGATGCTCTGCTGCCTGGCAGGCAACGACCAGTGGGGCAGAGGCGAGCGCCTCGTCGATCTGCTCGTCGGTCAGCCCGAGCTCGAGGAGCCCTTCTCGGGGGACTGGGAGGTCAGGGGTCGAACGGGTCGTCGCCATCGGATCCCTCCGGAGGCTTGAGCGACGACCGTGCTGCCGGTGAGAGCCCGAGCTCTCCGATGAGGCCGCGGAGCTGCGAGCGGTAGGCGGCGAGGATCGTCGTCCACCCGTTCTTCACCCAGCCCCGCTCGCTGAGCATCAATACGCCATCGCGGGTCAGTGCCCGCTCGCCCTGGTCGATCCGGGCGACACAGATGACGTAGTCCGTCAGGAGCGTCGTGTCCACCTCGCGGAGCCCGACGGACACTGCGAGGACCGGCGCGACCCGCGTCCACTCCTTGTGGGCGATCCTCCGGAGCTGCGCGAGCGCCGCCGGAGCGGTGCCGCCATCGGCGCCGACCGAGGGGAAGATGACCCTCCAGTCCGGTTCGGTGACCTTGGACGGCGGGAGGGTGACGCCCTCGCGTACTGGCCGCTTACCCGGATTCCCCTCGCGGACTACCGCGAGCGCGGGGCGCGCCTTCGGGCCGGGCTTGGCCATGATCACCACC